ATCTTTAAGTTTTCTATCTTTTGCTAAGATTAAAACCTCAGCTTCAGTATAGTGTAGTCCTTCAAGAACTTCTACAAATAATTGCTCTTTACGAAGCTTGGAAATATTTTGCCTAGGATCCGCCCAAATATAGAAGCGCTTAACCTCTGTAATAAGATTAGTTTGATGATAACCGATAGGCTTATCAGTATCTTTTTTAAAGGGAGGATCACCTTCAGGTAGATCAAACTTTACATTAGGATCAAAGTTTAAACGCAGTATACCTCTAATACCTGGCGTTTCATTTTGTCTAAGAACAAGTACTTTATCTGCTTTATTTTTTGTTTTTTCAACCAGATCAAGAATTTCCGGTACTAATAAATTCATTAAAAATCTCCTATAAATTCCATCATCATTTTCATTTTATTGATGACAAAATAATCTAAAATTTTACTGCGATCACCAACCGCAGTAGTCTCAAAGGTATTTATAATTTTATCTTTAAGAGGCTGAGGTATGGAGGAAAGATCTACTAACATCTTATTGCGGTCATAATTACGTCTAAAGGTTTCATCCTTAGGCATCTTATCTGGATTGTCAATCCACTCATCCAGCTTTTTCTGCATGATCTTTTTCTGGCGCTCACCGGTAACAATACTATCATCACTAGATAATACGTTAGGTACACCATCCCCTTTATCTCCTCTAATAATATGCTCTATTACATATTTCTCAGCAGAGGTTTCAGGTTTAATTAATTTCTTATGTACAGGTGAAAACTGTTTAACGTTACTATACTTTTGTAACTGTATAAAATCGTGATCACCGGATATAATTAAGAACGGTTCAGGTCTCTCTAAAAGACCTTCTTGAACTAGGTTGTTACTTTGAGACCATTCAGCTAGAGTAGCGATAACATCATCAGCTTCAGCACCCTCGATCTCAATTACCTTATAAGGGAAGACAGCTTTAATTTCTTCCTTTAGAAGATTGATAGTATCAAAGATAAGAGGCCAGTCAAAGCCAGATTCTTCTCTAGCTTTTTTACGGTTAGCTTTGTAGTAAGGAAATACTTCTTTACGCCAATATTTTTTACTATCACAAGCTAGTACAATATCACCGTAGTCACGTCCAAATTTAGTTTTATGACTGCGAATGGTATTAATAACCATATGACGAAGTAAGTTTACTTCGATAGGTACATCCGCACGACTACCTATCTCCGCCATAAGACTAGAGATAATAGTTTGACTATAATCAATAACGATCACTTAATTGCTCTCAAAATTATACATTCTTCGTTTATACGACCGTTAACGTCTGAACCCTTAGTAGTTAAATCTTCCATAATCTTACGCAACTTAACCTTAGTAGCGCTAAGTACAACAGGAAGAAAGGCTTCAGGTCTACGAACTACTTTCTGCTCACACATTTCAGGATCATAATTCTGCAGCGTAGAACCCTTTACTTGAATACCTAAAGAAGATTCAGTCCTATAAACAGCCAGCTTCTTATACTTTGAATTATATACCCATACCTGTGTTGCACCTACCATTTCGGAAGGATGAATAGAAGTTACTCTTGCTTCTGTATCTTCTTTCTTGTACTTCATCTTTGCCACCTGAACTGAAGGAGGCTTTACTTTTTTCTGCCTAATTTTACGATTGGCTTTTTTAAAGTCAGAATACTTTTGTAAATCTTCTTCGAATTGTTGAAGTGTCTTAACTAAAGACATCAGCTTACGCTTACCTAGATTAGAATAACCTTCCTTAGTATCAGTATCCGTAGAGTCATATACCAATACATATTCTTTAATTTTTTTAGTTACCCATTGTTCAATATCTGAACAGTAAGGTTTAGGTATCTGTTTTAGTTTAAGATCATTATATAAACTAAAATCACTACCTGTTTTTAAAATATCATCAATCACACCTTCAAGCTCACCGATATATTCTTTAGCTTTTTCCTTCATATAATCTTGAACTGAAGGACGAGATACTTCTTCGACAACTACCTGCTTTTTAGGGTAACTTATTAGAAGCATGCTTGATACATACTTAGTAAAATTATCCTGATGATCGCCTCTCAAACTACCACCATTAGTTACTATACGAGCTAACCAACCGTAGGTAGAAATAAAATGAGCATCAGGAACGTCTTCAAATTTTTTTGCTGCTTCACCTGACTTATCAAAATTCTTAAGATAGGTTCGCATGTAAACCCGAGCATCTCTTTTATCCCCATTCATATTATAGAAAGAGAATGCATGAGCAAGCTGAGACGTATAGTCTTCAGAAGATACGTTTACTTTAGGTTCTTTAGAACTCAAAATTTACTCCTTTAATAGAGTCATATCTAAACGAACGCCATTCTTGCTTCTCAACATCAAATACAGGGCAAACTTCTTCGCTTACTTCTTTTACTCTATCCGTTTTCTTTTCGTGAGCTTTGACTTTACCTTCTTCTAAGGTACAAATCATAGTTCGCTCAGTACCATCTTTTTTATGAAACGTTACCGTTACTTCTCCCATCTTAAGATGGCTGACTAACCAATCACGAAAAATCTTCTGCTCTTTTTCATCCCACTGTTTATATAAGGCCGATACCATTATTATCCTCGTCACTTTGTAATTCTATATCACAGTCTTCCCACCCGTGCTTCCATGCATGATACTTATCAGACTCAAAATCTAACAGGTAAGGGTTTACATAAAGATTGCTCATTCGAGCATCCCACCCCTCGTAGTAACAATGTTTATAATCCGGATGAATAAGTATCATAGTATTATTATATCATAATACTAGTTACATGGCAAATTATCTACGAAACACTTTATCCATTATTTCTTTAGGTATTTCGTGAATGCGTGTCTTATCTACCTGTACTGTATTATCATCAGTAACTCTTTCCTTAAGGGATTCATCCCAGTCGGTTTTAAGGTTACTAAAATCACTAAAGGTACCAGAGCTATCTGGACGTAATTTTTTGTCTTTTTCTTTATACTGCACCAAAGACATATTAGCACTGATAAGAAGTAGAATAGCTAGGGGATCAAAAACAAATATTAACGTAATGATGACCCATCTAACCGCTCTTTCTAGGTCATTAGAATTAGGATTATCACCATAAAAGAAAGCCGCGATATACTTTAGCGGACCGACCTCAACCTCCAATTTGCGTAACTCCGAAGCAATTGGTGCTCTCTCATCTGAGAGTTTTTTAATCGATTTGTTTGTAACCTCGATTTCTTGAACCAACCTGATACGTTCTTTCTGCTGGGAACGTCGTAACGAGACTGCACGTTCTGCCCCCCTCGAGTCTTCCGAGCGTGCCATAATTTGATCCACTGCCTCGTCAAACTGTTTAAGTGCCTTACGGTTAGTTTCAACATTATCTTTTTCGACTTTGATTTTCTCATCTAACAAAGCAACCTTAGCTATAACATCATTAGAGGGTAAGGATTGATCTAAATGAGCTTTAGATAGGTAACCAAATATACCCATAGAGGTAATAAGAGAAAGTACTACTACTGAAGATACTAAGTAATATCTTAATACCCTAGGAGCAGTTTTCCAATTACGGTACGCCCATGACGCAGCTACTACTTTCGCTGCTTCTAGTGCTGCGCCCATTACTGCAATAGGGATTGCAGCCGCAGCAAAGATTGCCATTAGACCAATCACAGAAAAATAAGCCGCGATAACTGACAAAGCTAACGCGGTTAAAAAGGTAACAAATATAATAATCATAATTTTATGTGAGTCCTACTCACCTTAACCATTATCCACGAATTATACCACTTATCTTTATTTTCTAAAACACTTCTGGTAAATTGCTCTTTCGCTTCTAGATAATTAACCGTTCCTTTATTTTTACATAAGTAAATTATTTCTCGTTTAAAATTTTCAGGTCCGAATTCTGTAACATCTGCTTTGACTTCATCAGAAGAACTCCAATATTCTTTCCAGTCTGATTCGACTTTAATTCTTTTTCGGACTTTGTTAACTTGTTTACGTTTTGTTGTCCAGAAAAATTTCTTACCGATGTATTGCTTACCAGATAACAAATTTGTGATGATGTATACGAAACCATAATATTCTCCAGGGTCTAGATAAGGCTCATTGTTATAAATCCATGTCATTCGTCGTCATCCATATCATCGTCTACTTCATCCTCAATATCACCGCCGCAGAAAGGGCAAAAGTAAACTTGATAAGTTTCTTCTTGTAAACTATGCTTTATTTTAAAAATTGCTTCACAATGATAGCATTCATACTGCTTCATTCATCTACCTTATAAACGTTGACACCGCATTGGTGTAAAAAATCTAAACCTAGATTATTCCTGTAATCGTTTTTATAATAAACGGTTTTAATTCCTGAAGTAAAGATTAACTTACTACACTCCATACAAGGCGCATGAGTTAAGAATATATCAGCATCTTGACCTGACTCATTCGATTTTGCTAATTTAGCAATAGCATTTGCTTCTGCATGAATGACTTCCGGTTTAGTTTTAGTTTCTTCTTTACCGTTTTCATAACGAACGATAACTTCCTCACAAGCATTATCCCAACCTGTAGGTGTACCGTTGTAACCGATACTAATCACTCTGTTATCTTTTACAACGATAGCACCTACCTGTAACCTTTTTGCATATGACAGCTTGGAATAAACTTCAGCTACCTTCATATGAGCTTGAATCATTTTATTCTTCATTCACCGGACCCCAAAAACCTAACGGACACTTAGCTGACTTGATTTTAGTTTTACCTGGCATCCAACAATAACATTGCTTACAAATTTTTAATGTATCGTTAAACTCAGTACAAGTC